AAAAAGCCCAAGCCGCGGGTCAGCGTGCGGAAGGTGTCCCGGCGGCGGGCGGCGCTGATCGCCGAGGACGTGCAGCGCGCAGGGCGGGAGATCTTCGAAAAGCTGTATCCCGGCTATAAGGTGGCCGAGGACATCCGCGTCACATGGTCGGACTACCTGCCGGGGGCGTATATCTACTGCCGCATGCGGAAGAGGGATTGAGGGGGCGAGGGGATGAAAAATGGGATACCATTGCGATAGAGAGTCGGAGCTGGTCCAGCTGTGCCTGACGTGCACCGCGCCGAGGTGCCATGGCAACTGTGAGCGCTATGCCGAGGCGGCGAAGGCCGCATCGACCGGATGGCGCGGCGGGCGGAAGCCGCCCAGGCGGTACACCTACCAGCACAAGCGGCGCACGCTGGCGGAGTGGGCGCGGATCACGGGGGTGTCGGAGCCGTCGCTCCGGAGCCGGCTCAAGCGGGGCCTGACCATCGCCCAGGCCATCGAGATGGGCCCGGCGAAGCGCGGCGGCAGCCGGGGGCCGCAGTACACCGCCGAGGGGTTCACCGGCACGGCGTATCAGTGGGCCGAGCGGCTGGGGATCAGCTACAAAACGCTGCTGTCGCGCCTTTACAACAACGGGCGGGACATCGCCGAGGCCGCGGCGTTTTATCGGCGGAAATCAGGAAAATGACGGGAGGAGTGTGTCCATGGGCAGGCATCCGGAAAAGCTGACGCAGGCGGGGATCACGCCGGGGCGCTACCAGGAGCTGCGGGGCATCTGCCGGCAGTACGGCGAGATGAAGCGGGCCCTTCGGCGGATGCGGGCGGGGATCGTCGACAGGCCCCGGGGCCGGGGCGCGTGGCACCGGCCGGACCCGACGGCGGCGGAGGCGGTTTCGCTGGCCGGGCATCCATATGCCCAGCGGGTGAAGCTGATCGAGCGCTGCGCCGCGACGGTGGCCGAGCCCGCGGTGGCGAAGGCGATCCTGAAGAACGTCAGCGAGGGCACGGAGTACGACCGGCTCTATCCGCCGCCGCCCTGCGGCCGGGCGCAGTTTTACCAGGCGCGGCAGCGCTTTTACGTGGAGCTGGACAAGCGGCTGTGGGAGGATTAGACCCTCGCGAGCAGTGTTAAAAAATCGATCACTCCGGGTGCACAAAAATGCGTATAATCAATAGCGTCGGGCGGCGGGCAAAAAAATAAAAAAAGGTGCGCTCCACCGCCGCACGACCAGGCTTCGGGCCCCGCGTTTCGGCTTCGCGGGGCCTTTGTCGTGGAGTTTTTCCCCACGGCAACGCGCCCGCAGGCGCATGCGCGGGCGCGAATGTGGATGCAATCGAACGGAGGTGGGCGGCATGAGCGCGAAAAACCCGGGCGGAAGGCCGCCCAGATTCCGGAGTCCGGAGGCCATGCAGGCGAAGATCGACGCCTATTTCGAGGCGTGCCAGGGCGAGGTTTTGAAGAATGACTTCGGCCAGCCGGTGCTGAACAAGTGGGGCGAGGCGGTGATGGTGGACGTGCATCCGCCCACCATGACGGGCCTTGCGCTGGCGCTGGGCTTTCGGGACCGCTCCAGCCTGCTGGACTACCAGGCGAAGCCGAGGTTCGAGGAGATCATCGTCCGGGCGAAGAGCCGCATCGAGCAGTACGCCGAGGAGCGGCTGTTCGACAAGGATGGCAGCGCCGGGGCGCGGTTCAGCCTCCAGAATAACTTCAAGCGCTGGAAGGAGACCCGGGACGTCAACCTGACCGCCGTCGAGGGCGCAGACATCATGGCCGAGGTAGAACAGCGGATGGCGGGGGAGACCGGGGACGACCTCATCCGTCCCGCCTTCGGCGGGCCACCTTCCCCTGAAGGGGAAGGCTCAGGGACGTGAACGCCAGCCAGGATACGGTCTACCGGTTTCTGACCGAGCGGCCGGCGGAGTACGGGCAGATGCTGGGGTATACCCGGCTGACGGCGCTTCACAACGGCTGGATCCGCGCCATGCTGCTGGGCAAAGGGGACATGACGCTGCAGGCCCACCGAGGGTCCTACAAGACCACGGCGGTGGGCGTGGCGCTGGCCATCCAGCTGATGCTGCGGGGCCGGGAGAACTGCATGTTCATCCGCAAGACGGACGACGACGTGAAGGAGGTCATCCGCCAGGTGGCGCGGAACCTGGAGAGCCCGGTCACCCAGGCGCTCTACCGCACCCTGACGGGGCGGGAGCTGCAGGTGCGGGTCAACGCCACCGAGATCGTGACCAGCGCCTATTGCGGGGTGTCCGGCGCGGTGCAGCTTTTGGGCATCGGCACCCAGTCGAGCATCACCGGCAAGCACGCGGACCGGATCTTCACCGACGACATCGTGAACCTCCAGGACCGCAAGAGCCGCGCCGAGCGGGAGCGGGTCAAGGGCTTTTACTACGAGCTGCTGAACGTCAAGAACCGGGGCGGCAGGATCTTCAATACCGGCACGCCCTGGCACAAGGAGGACGCCTTCACCGTCATGCCGGCGCCGGTGAAGTGGGACTGCTACCACACCGGCCTGATGACCCGGGACCAGGTGGAGGCGCTGCGGCAGACCATGGCGCCCAGCCTGTTCGCGGCGAACTACGAGCTGGTGCACATCGCCGCGGAGAACGCGCTGTTTACGCAGGCGCCTGCGTTTACGGACGACGCGGAGCTGCTCCGCGACGGCTGCGCCCACATCGACGCGGCCTATGGCGGAGAGGACTACACGGCCCTCACCTGCGGGCAGCGTCGGGGGGATAAGCTGTACCTGTACGGGCGGCTCTGGCACGCCCATGTGGACACCGTGCTGGACGCCGCGCTCTATGATTGCGACCGGCTCATGTGCGCGCCCGTGCATTCGGAGAACAACGGCGACAAGGGCTATCTGGCCCGGGAGATCGCCCGCCGGGGCCACCGCGCCGGCAGCTACCACGAGAAGGAAAACAAGTATTACAAGATTTCGACCTTCCTGCGGAAGTGGTGGCCGAACATCGTGTGGCTGAAGGGCACCGACCCGGCGTACATCCGGCAGATCATGGATTACACCGAGGACGCCGAGCACGACGACGCGCCGGATTCGGCGGCGTGTATGTGCAGGTATCTGGACGGGAAACGAGGATAGAGACAATGACAGGCTATTACATCGGGAAAACCGCTACGCTGAATGTGTCCGTATTGGGGTCAAACTACGATGTGTATCTGGACGTGAATCCGGAAGATGACCCGATTCTGAAGGATTGCGACGGCTACACGGACAAGACCGTGCGCCGAATCGTAGTAGTCGATAAGGCGAAGGACTCGGATCTGGAGGATTGGACGGCATACCGCAAAAAGGTGTTGCGGCATGAAATCATTCATGCCTTTTTGATTGAGAGCGGCATCAGTAGTTGCGTCAAATGGGACGTGCAGGGTGAGGAACACCCGGAGGCAATGGTGGATTGGATCGCCGTGCAGTTCGAGAAGATACATAAAGCGTTCGTGATGGCCGGAGCGCTGTAAAGGAGTTTGGCATGATGACCTATCAGGACTTTTTGGAGGCTTCGAGCCGGGTGCTGTTCATCGCGCAGGCGATCCACGAGCACATGGGCTCGGCGGATTACATCACCGCGCGGAACGCGGACCTGTACGACCGGCAGAAGAACGTGACCATCAACGGCTATGTCCGGATGATCCGGGACGCCACGAAGAACCCCATCGTGGACATCACGGCGGCGAACAACCGCATCGCGTCGAACTTCTTCCACCGGCTGAACACCCAGCGGTGCAGCTATCTGCTGGGCAACGGAGTCGGCTTCACCCACAAGGAGAAGCGCGTGAACGACGAGGGCGTGGAGGTCCAGGTGGACGTGACCAAGGAGCGCCTGGGACCGAAGTTCGACACGGACCTGAACGACTGGGGGTATAAGGCGCTGATCCACGGGGTGGCCTTCGGCTTCTGGAACCTGGACCGGCTGTACGTGTTCCCGATCACGGAGTTCGTGCCGCTGTGGGACGAGGACACCGGCGCGCTCCGGGCGGGCATACGCTTCTGGCGGCTTACGCCGGACAAGCCCATGACGGCGGTGCTGTACACGGAGACGGGGTACACCACCTACAAAACCCGGGACGGCTCCGCGGGCTACGACTTCGTGGCCGCAGACGAGGACGAGAAGCCCTACATCGTCAACATCCAGCGCACCGAGGCGGGGGGCGAGGTCATCGCCGGCACGGACAGCTATGGCACGCTGCCCATCATCCCCATGTGGGGCAGCAGGCTCAAGCAGTCCACGCTGGTCGGCATGCGGGAGAAGATCGACAGCTATGACCTGATCCAGTCCGGCTTCGCCAACGACCTGACGGACTGCGCGCAGATCTACTGGCTGATCCAGAACTGTGGCGGCATGACGGAGGAGGACCTGCAGGAGTTCCTGGACAACATCCGCTTCCGCCATATCGCCAAAGTCGACACCCAGTCCTTCGACGGGGACAGCCGTTCGGCGCTGTCGCCGTTTGTGCAGGACATCCCGTACCAGGGGCGTCAGGCCTATCTGGACGGCATCCGGGCGTCGATCTACGAGGACTTCGGCGCGCTGGACGTGCACGCCATCGCGGCCTCTTCCACCAACGACCACATCGACGCCGCCTACCAGCCCATGGACGAGGAGGCGGACCAGTTCGAGATCCAGGTGATCGAGGCGGTGCAGCGGGTGCTTCGGCTCATGGGCATCGAGGACACGCCGGTGTTCAAGCGCAACCGGGTGTCCAACGTCATGGAGAGCATCCAGGCCGTGGTGCTGGAGGCGCCATTTGTCGACCGGGAGACCGTGCTGGATCTGCTGCCCAACGTGTCGGTGGACATGATCCCCGGCATACTGGCCCGGCTAAACCGGGAGGACGCGGCGCGGCTGGACGGCTGGGGCGATGACGCATGAAAGACCTGGGCAGGCGCTTCGCGCAGCAGAAGTACGCCGAGACCTTGAAGCAGCTGCGGGCCATGTACAAGGAGGCCGGGGACGACCTGCGCATGAAGCTGGCCAGCTGGGAGCACGCCCACGAGGCCCGCGTCAAAAAGTACCAGGCGCAGCTGAAGGCCGGGGAGATCACCAAGGCGGACTATGAGGCATGGATGCGGGGGCAGATCTTCCAGCGGGAGGCCTGGAAAAAGAAGCAGGCGCAGATCGCGGAGCTGATGACCGACGCCGACGCCGAGGCGCTGCGGGTGATCAACGACGGCAAGATCGAGGTCTTCGCGGAGAATGCCACCTTCCTGGGCTACCAGATGGAGCAGGAGGGCGGGGCGGACTACGGCTTCGGGGTGTACAACCAGCGCACGGTGCGCCGCATCCTGCGGGACGACCCGAAGATGCTGCCCGAGGCGAAGCTGAACCGGAACCGGGACTACGCCTGGTACAACCGCATCGTCCAGCAGTCCGTGAACCAGGGCATATTGCAGGGCGAGGACCTGTCGGGCATCATGCTGCGCATCCAGCTGGACACCAACGAGCGGAGCATGTCCGCGCTGAAGCGCAACGCCCAGACGGCCTACCACAGCGCCCAGGAGGCCGGGGTCATGGAGGGCATGCGCAATGCGGCGCGGCTGGGCATCCAGGTGCAGAAGCGGTGGAACTGCCAGTTTCTGCCGAACACCCGCGAGGCCCACGCGGAGCTCCACGGCGTGATCGTCGACTGGGACGAGGACTTCGACTCGCTGCTGGGGCCCATCGCCTTTCCGGGCGACCCTTCGGCGGAGCCGGGGAACATCTGGAACTGCCACTGCCGCATCGAGCGCATCAACGTGAAATACCCCAAGGAGGACCGGGGCGCGCAAGACAGGATGCGGTACGACACCTGGAAGCGGATGAAGGAGGGACAGAAGCGTGACGGGGGTTGACATTACCGACAACACCGGCGCCTTCAGGGCCGCTTTGAAGACGGCGCTGGAAAACGCGCTGGACATGGTGGGCGCGGAATGGTCGGACGAGGCCAAGCGGGAATGCGAGGCGGACGGCTACTGGCCCTTTGAGCTGGGCGACAGCATCTACTACCAGGTGGACAAGGCCAACAAGACCGTGAACGTCGGCTCCAACATGGAGATCGCCGCCTATGCGGAGCTGGGCACCGGCAAGCACTACAGCCCGCCGCCGGAGTACATCGAGAACCATGTGAAGAAAGGCACGGTGATCCCCGCGGGCCTGGACCACTGGATCTACTACGACCCGCTGGACAACGAGTTCAAGATGGGCGCGCCCCAGGAGCCGCACCCGTTTCTGCGCCCGGCCTACGAGAAGAACCGGGACCGCTGGAACGGCATCATCGAGAACGAGCTCAGGGAAGCGAAGGGATAAACGCAGCGCCCGAAGCACCGAGGCGCTGGTTTTATATAACCATGCCGGACCGAGGAACCGGGACGGCGACTTTCAAAGAATCGAAAGGAGACACACGCAATGGCACTCAAGAGAGCGATGCTCAAGGGCATGGGGTTGACCGACGAACAGGCCGACGCCATCATCGACGGGCACACCGACACCGTGAACGGGCTGAAGGAAGAGCTCAAGAAGCACGACGGCGATGCCGCGAAGATCAAGGATCTGGAGGACAAACTCAAGGGCTTCGAGGGCGGCGAGGACTGGAAGAAGAAGTACGACGACCTCAAGAAGGAGTACGACGGCTACAAGACCGACGTCGCCGGAAGGGAGCAGGCCGCGAAGGTGAAAGCCGCCTACCGGGAGCTGCTGAAGGCGGAGAAGGTGGACCCGGACATGATCGACACCGTCCTGCGGGCCACGGACATGTCCGACAAGAAGCTGAACGCGGACGGCAAGCTGGAAAACGCGGACAAGCTGTCCGAGGACATCCGGTCCGACTGGGCGAAATTCATCGTTAAAGAGGAGAAGAAGGGCGCGGACGTCAAGACCCCGCCCGGAGACGGCAGCGGCAGCAAGAAGACCCGCGAGGAGATCATGGCCATCAAGGACACCGCCGAGCGGCAGCAGGCCATTGCGGAGAACCACGAGCTCTTCGGCTTTTGACGGGGATGGGGGGACGACCTCATCCGTCACAGCCGAAGGCTGTGCCACCTTCCCCTGAAGGGGAAGGCAGAAAGGAGAACAAAATGAACAAGGACTTCAAGATCAACCTCCAGCTGTTCGCGGCGGAGGAGAATGTGGTCACCAGCGCGCAGATGGCGAAGGCCCGCGAGGTGGATTTCGTGGAGAGATTCACCGGCGACAACCTGAAGAAGCTGCTGGAGGCCCTGGGCGTGACCCGAAAGATCCCCATGATGGAGGGCACGACCATGTACGTCTACAAGACCACCGGCACGCTGCATAGCGGTGCCAACATCGCCGAAGGCGACATCATCCCGCTCTCGAAGTACGAGCGAACCAAGGCGGCGGTGGGCGAGATCAGCCTGGACAAGTGGCGCAAGGCCGTCACCGCCGAGGCCATCAAGAAGAGCGGCTATCAGGAGGCCGTGAACGAGACCGACAAGAAGATGCTCTCCGACATCCAGAAGGGCATCCGCACCAGGTTCTTCACCTTCCTGTCCGGCATCGTGCAGGCCGCCCAGGGCACCGAGGGCCAGGAGGGCTACAGGCCCGCCGTGGGCGTGACGGTCACCGGCGGCACGCTGCAGGCCGTGCTGGCGAAGAGCTGGGGCCAGCTGCAGGTGCTTTTTGAAAACGACACCGTGGAGGCGGTGCACTTCATCAACCCGCTGACCATCGCCGATTACCTGGCCACCGCGCAGATCTCCACCCAGACCGCCTTCGGTATGACCTACATCGAGGACTTCCTGGGCCTGGGCACCGTGATCCTGAACAGCCAGGTGGCGGCCAACACCGTGTACTCCACGGCGAAGGAGAATCTGATCATGTACTACCTGACCATGGGCGGCGACGTGGCCCGGGCCTTCAACCTGACCACCGACACCACCGGATACATCGGCATGCACACCAGCCAGACCGACAACCGCGCCCAGATCGAGACGCTGGTCATGAGCGGCATCCGGTTCCTGGTGGAGTACGCCGACGGCGTGGTCAAGGGCACCATCGGGGCGTAAGGCATGAAGTACATCGTGATCGAGGCCTTCGTGGACCTGGAGGACGAGAGCCACCTGTACCGGGCCGGGAATGAATACCCGCGCCCGGGGGTGAAGCCGTCCAAGAAGCGCCTGGAGGCGCTGACGACCCGGAACAACAACGTGGGCCGCCCGCTGATCAGAAAGGCCAGCGAGGAGGCCCAGGCGCCCGCGGAGGGCTGACAGAGGAGGGTTAAACCATGACCCCGTACCTGATTGACGAGATCTGCGGCACTATCCACAACTGGTTTACCGACAAGGCGGACATCCGGTCCGGCGACTACGCCATCGAGGGCGGCGCGCTGGAGCTGGATTTCCTGCTGCCGGGGCAGTATTTCCGGATCGTGGGCAGCACAATGAACGACGGGGTCTGGCAGTACCCCGCGGACGGACTGGTGGACGAGACCTTCAACGGCCAGATCTGGCCGATGAGGCCGCCGAGGGCGTTTCTCACGATGGCCGAAGAGATCGGCCAGTGGCAGGACCAATACGGCGCGGCGATGCTGTCGCCGTACCAGTCCGAGAACGTGATCGGCGTTTACAGCTATACCAAAGCGGCAACCGGCAGCGGGGGCGCGTCCTCTGCCGCCGGGTGGAAGGACGTATTCAGAGACAAACTGAACCGCTGGAGGAAGCTGGCATGATCAACAACAATATCGGCATGATGGCCGGAATGATGGAAAAGTGCACCATGATGGACCTGGTGACCACTGGGGAATCGGACGGCATGTTCGGGCAGCGGGAATACTACAGGCCGGGGGCGGGCTTCAAGGCGATGGTGGTCAAGCGACAGAGCCAGGAGAAGCAGATCGCCGAGGCCCAGGGGATCGCGGAGATCTACGACGTGGTGGTGGAATCCGACGTCGGCATACTGCGGCACCAGAAGGTGTTCCGGCGGGATTCAGACGGGGCGACCTTCCGGGTCACCAGCAATCCCGTGACGGCGCCGGATGCGTCCACCGTAAAAATATCGGCCATGACCGCGGAGAGGTGGGAGATCCCCGATGACAAGCGTTATCCGGGCGCTGTATAGCTTCTTTTCAGGCTTCGGCGTGCCCGCCTACCCGGCGGACAGCGTGCCGGACGGGGCGGAGCTGCCCTACATCACGGTGCAACTCATGGACCCGGGCTGGGAGCAGACCACCGGCTTCGCGGCAAACGTGTGGGACCGCAGCGGCGGCTTCGAGCGCGCCACCGGCATCGTGGACGCCATCAAGGCCGCCATCGGGCCGGGGGCCTGCGTGCCCGCGGAGGACGGCGCGGTGTGGATCTACATGGACACGCCCTTTGCCCAGCACATGCCCTACGCGGGCGATCCCAACTATCGACGCATCTACCTGCGCCTCAAGATGCAGGCGCTAACCGAATGAAAGAGGTGAACCAACCATGGCGAGAGGTGAATACACGAAATACCCGGCGGAGTTCTGGAAGCTCATTCAGATGAACGCCGGCGTGGCCGTCACGGGCTTCGACCCGGCGGCGGGGACGTACACGGGCATCGTGGGCGCCACCGGCGACGGCATGACCTTCAACCCGAACCCGACCTATGAGGACTTCGGCGCGGACATCGACAACGTGCCGCCCAACACCAAGCAGCTCAAGAGGATCCAGTACTACGACCCGTCGCTGTCCGGAACGTTCAAGACCATCACGGCGGCGCTGGCGGCGCAGCTGAGCCCCGGCACGAACGCCAGCGGCGTCATCACCCCGGCGGACACGCTGACGGACGACATGTTCCAGGACGTGACGCTGATCGGCGACTACAGCGAGAAAAACGTGACCGATGGTCAGGCGAAGGCCGGCTTCGTGGCCGTAACCATCAAGAACGCCTTCAACACCACCGGCTTCCAGTGGAAATCCAACAAGGACGGCAAGGGCGAGTTCGCCTTCGATTTCCACGGCCACTACGACCTGGACCACCCGGACGACCCGCCGTTTGTGATCTACGTCAAGAGCGGCACCGCCGCGTAAGGAGGACGCATGAAAAATCTTGCGAACTGCACGCCGCGGGAATTCCTGCGGCAGACCAACCGGATCCGGAAGAAGGCCGCCGACTGGCTGAAGCTGACGGACATCATGAACATCCGCAGGCGCCTGCCGAAGGCGGAGGACGCCGGGGAGGCATCGCCGGAGGTGCGGGACGCCATGCTGCGCAAGCAGGCGTCCGACAACCTGCGGGCGGTGCTGGACGCCGTGCTGGAGGAGCACCCGGACGAGACGCTGGACCTGATCGCCCTGATGTGCTTCATTGAGCCGGAGGACATCGACAACTACAGGGTATCGGACCTGCTGGGCGCGGTGACGGAGCTGATCAACTGCCCCGAGGTGCTGGATTTTTTTACTTCGTTGGCCAGGTTGGGCCAGACGAATTTTTTGAGCACTGTGACCGGCTGAGCCTGGAGCTGCTGGACCTGCACGGGCGCGGATACGTGGTGGAGCACTGCGTATCCGCTTTTTTGCAAAAGCAGGAGGAGCGCAGGTACCGCGCCTACGTGACGGACGCGCTGATGGCGATCGCCGGGAACACCGCCAACTTCGCCGGAGGCAGCACCCTGACGGAGCGCTGGGCGGCGGCCTTCGAGCCGAGGGACGCGCGCGACGGCGACGAGATCGCGGCGGACATCATCAAACGGGCGGGACTCAAACCAAAGGAAGGAGGTGGCGCGGATGGCACTTGACCTGATGTCGCTGGTGGCGAAGCTGGGCATGGATTCCAGCGAGTACGAAAAGGGCATGGACAAGGCCGAGACCGGCTTCAAGGGCTTTGCCAGCAAGCTTTCAGCGGGCGTGGGCAAGGTGGCCAAGGTGGCCGCCGGCGCGGCTGCGGCGGGCGCTGCGGCCTTTACCGCCGTCACCGCAGCGGTGACCAAGGGCGTCTCCGAGGTGGCCGCCTTCGGCGACAACATCGACAAGGCCAGCCAGAAGCTGGGGATCAGCGCCAAGGCCTACCAGGAGTGGGACGCGGTGATGCAGCACAGCGGCACGTCGATCGACTCCATGAGCATCGGCATGAAGACGCTGGTCAGCAAGGCCGCTGAGGGCTCGGACGCCTTCAAGACGCTGGGCATCAACCAGAAGGACGCGGCGAAGATGTCCAGGGAGCAGCTGTTTTCAAAGACCATCACGGCGCTGCAGAACGTAAAGGACGCCAACAAAAAGGCCCAGCTGGCCCAGGAGCTCTTCGGGCGGTCGGCCATGGAGCTGGGGCCGCTGCTGAATACATCGGCGAAGGACACCCAGGCCATGAAGGACCGGGTGAACGAGCTGGGCGGCGTGCTGTCCGACGAGGCGGTGAAGGCCTCCGCGGCCTACCAGGACAGCCTGCAGGACATGAACACCGCCATGGACGGCTGGAAGCGGGGCCTGTTCGCCACCTTCCTGCCGTCGGTGACGAAGGTCATGGACGGCGTGACGGACATGTTCGCCGGGGCCAAGGGCGGCGCGAAGAAGATCAAAAAAGGCATCCAGGACTTCATCGACAACCTGGGCACGGAGCTGCCCAAGTTCCTGTCGAAAAGTCTTCGGATCGCCGAGGCCGTGGGCGGCGCGGTGGTTTCGGCCATCCCCAGCGTCGTCACGAGGATCACCGGCGCGCTGCCGAAGATCTTCGACAAGCTATCCGGCTTTGTCAAAAGCAAGGGCATTCCCGCCATCGCGAAGCTGATCGGCGGGATGTTCGGGAAGGGGCAGAGCTCGTCGCTGGTCAATCACCTGACGAAAAACCTGCAGAAGATCTTCCAGGACGTCTCCGGCATCCTGGGCAGGATCGGCGCGAAGGTGAAGGAGTTCTGGACCGTGGTGGTCCAGCCGATACTCTTTAACCTGCTGAACTTTGTCACGAAAAAAATGCTGCCCGGCATCCACAACACGCTGATACGGCTGCGGCCCATACTGGACCAGGTCGGCCCCGTGGTCAGCGCGGCATTCCAGGCCATCGCGGACTTCTGGTCGAACATACTGTACCCCGCATTGGGGGAAATCTGGGATTTTGTCGTCGAACGGCTGATCCCCGGCGTGATCGAATGGCTGAACAAGGCCATCCCCGTGGTGGCGAACGTCTTTAACAAGGTCAAGGAGTTCTGGGACAACACCCTCTATCCGGTGCTTTCCTCCATCTGGACGTACATTGTCAATACCGTGGTGCCGAAGGTGGTGGAGGCCTGGGACAAGTTCCGCGACAAGGCGAGCGAGGTCTTCGGGAAGATCAAGGAATTCTGGGACGATCCGCTTTCCGGCATCCTGTCCACCATCTGGTCGTACATCACCGAGACGCTGGTGCCGGATGTGGTCAAGGCCTGGGGCGATTTCA